CATCAATATTGCGGCGGGCTCGGCAATCGGTCTGCGGGTGATCAACACGGAAGACCTGAGTCTTCAGGATGCCTGGTGCATTGCGAAGTTTTTGATCGTACCTTAAAACCACAGGCCTTAAGGCCTGGGCTAGAGAAAAGATTTTCCCTAGCCCAGACGTTAACGGCTGGGATTGAAGTAAGCCCGGCCTGAGCGATGAGCCGCGAATCATCGCTCGCGCATCCCGCGTGTACGGGATAAACCTCCTACGGGGCGGTCCCTGGGAGGAGCCGCCCCGCTAAAACACAGCGGCCCAGGGCTTAAGCCCTGGGCTGCCGCTGAAATGAAGAAGCTGCTCCAACTCGCAATGCTGGCCGGCCTGGCGCTGATCTTGCGCGCGCCCGCTGGGGCCTGCGATATTCCGGCCAATGTCCGCATCATCTCCGCGGATCAGTGCGAGACGTGGCGATGGTTCAGCGGCGCCTGGGAGGTAGCCGACAAACGGATGTGGGTATGGGCGCAACTGGAGAGTTTTATGTTCGGACAACCGAGCCGCTTCCGACCCAGAGAACTTCCCGAGGTCGTGCTGGAAGAGCATCCCGGCGAATATTTCTGGGATCCGCGTTACCAAGGTTACGTCTACGGATCGTTTTGGTCTTTGGAGCAGCCTCCGCGCATCCACTACGCCGCTGAGACAAAGCACGTTCTTTCCCACGAAACGGATCATTTCCGCTGGTGGATCGAGAGAGAAAGATTCGGTATAGAGGCCTGGGTCAACGTGGGGCATCTCAACAAACATGACCCCTACTTCGGCATGGGGGAGAAGCTGAATTCGTTCTTCTATTGTCCGTTTCCGGGATGGGGGTCATGCTCACTAGAACCGTAAAGTTCATTCTCTTTTGGCTGCTCCTCGCCGCGCCGGGCTTCATCCTGAGCGAAGTCGAAGCGTGGGGGACTTGGGGCAGCGTCGGCAGCTTGCTCACGGCCAACAGCAAAGTCTCCGAGTCTACGAAGGTATTCAACTTCTCCGCCACCTGCGAAGCGGGCAACGTCTGTGTCTGCGTCGTTGCGGCGGACAATGACGGCAACGGAACAGCCGACGATATAAACCTAATCACGGATGCTGCGGGCAATACCTGGGTCGAAGCGATAGAACATGAATTTGATCCAGGAGCGGCCGGCGCTGGCGTCAGCGCCGCCGTACAATATACGAAACCTACGACGGACATCACCACGGCGACCAACGTTACGGTGAATTTAGCGTCGGCCAGAACCGCCAAAGGCATCTCTTGTTGGGAATACACGATTGGAGCGGGAGCTACAGTTTCTACGGCTTGCACGTTTGAAACCGGGACTACAGGCGTCGCCGGAACTGATCAGTGCACCGCATCGAGCGGCAATCGGGAGCACTTAGCGGTAATGGGAGTGGGGCTTGAATTCCCAGACGCTACCTGCACAGGCCAAGTAAGCAGCACCTGTTTCACGGTAACCAGTTCTAATACTACGGGCGGAGGGAATGCCGGCAACATGGCGGCAAAAGGGGCATTCCTGATACAAACCAGCGCGACACCGCAGGCCGGAATGAGTTACACGGAAAGTGGCTCCGATTTTTCCGTAGCGCTTGCGGCGCTGGATGAGGATGTCGCAGGGACGAATTACACTCGCTCCGCGTCGGACGAAGTCCGGGCGGCCGAAGCGCAGCTCCGCGCCCTGGGCGTCAAGATCAGTGATGCTCTCCGCGTTGCCGAAGCGCAGCAGCGTGCTTTGGGGATTACTGCCCTCGGGGATGCGGTCGGCGTTGCGGAGCTGACCAGCGGCAGCCGGGGCGTGCCTGTGGCCGCCTCCGAAAGCCTGGCGACAGCGGAGACGACTGCCAGATTGGGGACCTATTTTATTGCCACTGCCGACAGCAATGCCCCGCTGGAGCTGCCAGCGCGCAGCGCCGGGCTTTTTCTCTCCGTCTCCGATCTGGTGGGCGTCAATGAGAGCCAGGCACAGCAGCGCGGCAAAGGCGTCAGCGTTGCCGACAATCTGGCCATCTCTGATCTGGGAAGTTACCGCGCCGGCCGTGTGGTGGCAACCGCCGATTCCACAGGTGTAGCTGAATCGCTGGCACGCGCGGCCGGCTACCATACCGCCTCGGCCGACGATCTCCGAATCGCCGAGCAACAAGCTTTGAATTTCGGCCAGGGCCGCCTGGTCTCGGACAATCTGGCGCTCAGCGATTCCCCTGGAAGCCTGGCGGCGCATTTTGCGGCGCCTGCGGATTCAGCCGTTGCCAGCGACACGAGCGCGCGGCTGGCGGGGTTGCATACCGCGACGAGCGACAGCGTCAGGATTGCCGAGACACAGGCGCAACAATCGGGCCAGGGCCGCCTGGTCTCAGACAATCTGGCGGCGCAAGATGCGGCCGCATCGTTGGCCGCGCATCTCGCCACCACCTCGGAAACCAATCCAGCGCTCGATTCCAGTAGCCGCAGCGCCGGGCACTTTGCGGCAGTTTCCGACCTGGCCGGTGTCAGTGAAACGCAGGCGCAACAAGCCGGCCAGGGCCGCCTGGTCGCGGACAATTTGGTTGTGAGCGATCTGGCTGCGCGGCTCGGAACACACTTTGCCCCGGCCTCGGAGGCCGGGACCTTCGCGGACTCGGCGGCGCGGTTGGGCTCCCACTTCGCTGTCGCCAGCGACAGCGCGCCCGCGCTCGATTCCACGGCCCGGATGGCGGCGCTTTTTATTGCGCGAAGCGATCTGCTGGCTTTGGCCGATGTCGGCACCTATTTCTGCACGGGCGAGAACTGCGTTCACGATTTTGTGCGGCAGGCCAGTGAGTTTCTGGGCTTGAGCGAATCGGGGCGGCGGTCGCTCTATGTTCCGCGCATCTTCGGCTCAGTGCCGGGGCGCATCACGGAGGGCGCCGTGCCCGGGCGCGTCAAGGAAGGAACGGCGCCGGCAAGATGAGAAATGATTAGTCCAAAAGGAGAACCAATGAAAAATCAACGGAGCCGCGACCGCCATTCGACTTTCGCTCATGGTCCTGAGCGTGAGCCGAAGGGCAAGGGAGCGGTTGCTCAAATCAAAAGCAGATTCCTCGCGTTGCTCGGAATGACAGCGGTGCTGACGTGGTGTCCGGCCCTGCACGCGCAGGGCGTGGAGGGTCTGGGCGGGCAGGACAGTGCCAGCGTGGTCATCACCCGTGCCCCAAATGGCGAACTCCGAACCGCGAATCCCGAGCTTTATTTTGGCCAGCCGCATCCCTACCACGTCGTGGCGCGGCATCCCAAAGCCGGCTGCGCGGTGACCGAAGAGTGCGGCGAAATCTTCATGGATTATTGGGCCAAGAATCTCCGCACCACCGCCGGGACCAACTGGCAAGCGGATGTGATGTGCAAGCTCAGCGCGCCTCCGGCGCAGTGCAATTACCTGGCGCTGACCAATACCGCCATCACTCCGGCCATTGCCGACACCACGCTTTCCGGCGAGATCGTGATCAACGGCTTGGAGCGCGCCCAGGCGACTTACACCAACACCTCGGCGGGCCTCGCCACGCCTGCCGCGCCTACAGTTACGGTGCGCGGGACCACGGGCGCGGTCAGCTATTGGTACTGGGTGGCAGCCTGCAATTCGCAGGGCTGTACGGTGCTCTCGACCGCAGGCACCACCACCACGGCCAACGCCACGCTGTCGAACACCAACTACGACGATGTGTCCTGGACGGCGATTACCGGCGCGACCAGCTACAAAGTCTGGCGGACGACGTCGGCCAGCGCGCCGACGGGAACCGTCGCCAACAAAGTTCAGAACGCCTCGTTCTGCAACGGGACCGCCTGCCGCGCCTACGACATCTCGAACACGCTGGATACGGATACTGTGGCGGCGTCGCAGCAGACCTTTGCGGGCGTCTTAACCCTGGTGAAGACCTGGACGGCGACGGCGACGCAATCGGCGCAGGCTTTTGGCGTGTTCAACGCATCGTCGGCCGGGACGCTGTGCTTTGAGGGCACATTCACGCAGGCCACGCTGAACGCCAACGACACGTTGCAGTTGACCGAGACGATCTATTTCTAATGCCTCCGCGATCGCTCCGGCTGGGCGGAGCTGGGAGCTCGAAAGGGTACGCAGTACATGCGGATTTACAAACGTCCGGCGCCGGAAAAGCTCGTCGCTTCGCTTGATTTTCTGCCGGCGACGGGCGCCGTAACAATTACGTTGGTAAGCGTTACGGCGAAGAATCTAGCGACCGGCGTGGATGCTACCGCCGCCATCATTGCCGCCGACCCCGCGCCAGTCGTGCTGCCAGGCACGCAGAAGGTGGCTTTTGCCGTGCAGGGCGGAATCCTGGGAGAACACTACTCCATTGAAATCACCGTCACCGTCGCCGATGGCCAGGAATACAAGGATTACGCTTTCCTGGAGATCATTGCGGAAAACTTTGAGCTGTTCCGCAAGCTGGTCGCGGACCGCATCCAGGATGGCGCGACGAAGCTCGCCCAGCCCGCCATTGACGCCTGCATCGTCAAGGCGCTGCGGGGGCGCTACGCCCAGGCGCGCCCGCTGGTGCGCATCAAAGACTTCGCCGGGGACGGCCTGGTGTTCGAATACGCGGTGGATGCGACGGCGTTTCCCGACTGGGTGGATGGCGCCAGCTTCATCGGCCGGATCGAGTATCCGGCGGGTGAGAAGACCCCTGTATATCTCGACGGCGACGACTGGCTCTATCCGGTGCGGATCAGCTCCACGGTAAAAAAGCTGCGGCTGTTGACAACGATCCCGCAGACGGGGAAGACTTTGCGGATCCAGTATTCAGTCCCGCAAAAGACGGATGCTTCCACCATTCCGGCGGCGGACTTGGAGGGCGCCGCCGATCTGGCGGCTTCCTATGCCTGCGTGGAGCTGGCGGCGGCCTATAACCAGTTGGTGGACCCGATGTTCGGCGCGCCCACGGACGCTGCGCACCAGACGAAATCGCAGCATTATCTGACGCTGGCGAAAAAGTACGAAGGGCAATTCGAGGCGGCATTCGGCCTCGATGCGGAAGTAAAGCAGCCGCCGGCCACAGCCTGGCGGGAGTGGCCCGCGCAGGGAGGCGGCGGGGAAAGCGCCATGACGCATTGAAAGCAGGAGTCAGGAGCCAAAGGTCAGGAGCGAGGAGAAGAATGAAACCAAGCATCGGACGGATCGTGATCTTCCACGTCAAAGAGATGGAGGGCGATATTAACAATGGAGCGCTGGAAGCCCCAGCCATGATCCTGCGGGTCTGGAACGATACCTGCGTGAATCTTCGGGTTTTTTTTGATGGAGATGGTTGTCTGACTGAATTCAAAAGCTCGGCCACGAACGGATCTGAGCCGGGGCAATGGAGCTGGCCGGAGCGGGTTTGATTTCGCGACTGCCCCGGCTCGCCGGGGCCAGGAGCGCAGGAGCGCCAAAAGCGTGCTGGATTTGAAAGTAACGCTGAACGCGGAGAAGGTGAAGCTGCTGCTGGAGAAGGCGCCGGAGGAATTGCGCGCGGCGATTGAGCTGGGCTCCGCAAAACTGCTTTCCGAAATGCAGCGCACCGCGCAGTCGATCCTGGAGGGGCATACGCCCTACCCGGCAGTGGCCTTCGGGAACCTGGTGCGCGGCATTGATTTTGAAGTGGCCACACAGCCGCCGCTGGGCGGGCTGCTGTTCGTGAAGCCGCCTGCGGACGTTTACGCGCTGCCGGTGGAGACCGGCACGCGGCCGCATTTCCCGCCCACGGCGGCGCTGCTGCCGTGGATTCTGAAAAAGTTTCCGGGAGCCGAGGAGAAGCAGGCCAAGTCGTTCGCGTTTCTGATTGCTCGGAAGATCAGCAAGGTCGGCACCAAGGGCGTCTTCTTTTTCGAGCGGACGCGCGCGGCGCACGAGGGCGACGCTGCGGCGGCGTACGAAGAATTTCTGGACGCCGCGATTGCGCGCCTGGAGGCCTCCGGCCCGTAGTGCGCTCGCTGTCGCTGTGCTCCTGCTCGCGGAGGTTAGCTCGTGGCATTGACGAACATCGTTGACGAGATCGTGCTGAAGATCCAGGCCGTGCCGGGAATCGGGAGGGTCTACGGCTACCAGGACTACGCCGACTCGGAAGCGGCAGTGAAGGAAAAATACGTGTCCGGCGGCATCATTCACCTCTGGATCGTGACGCGGGAAGCTACCGCCGTTGAGGACGTTGGGAATCACAGCCGCCACCGCCACAAGATTGCGATCGTGGGTTTCCGCGCGGTAGAGAACAATCCTGACGGGGAGCAGCGCCACCAGGACCTGGTCGAGCTGGTGCGGGCGATCTTCGATGCCCAGGGCTCCAGGCATCTGGCGAACCAGGCCGGATGGGTGCGCACGCCGATGCAGGTGGAAGAGTTCAGCCAGGCCGTGTTTTTGAAAATCGGCTTGTGTTGGTACGCCAAGCTCAGTTTGGAAGTGGAGCAGGAACGGATCGGCGGCTAATCGCCGGGCAATGCGCAGCGGCTTCCGATGGTCGCCGCCGCGAAGGCAAGAGCAGAGAGGCATAGAGCCATGAAAGTCAGATTCAAACAGGAAGTGGAAGCGCCGGTGATCAAGATCAGCGGCGCGGGGGGATATTCGCGCGAGTTCAAGCGCGAGGAGCAGCCCTTCGAGGCGACGGAGCTGGAAGCCGCGGTGCTCGAATCCAGCGGGCTGTTTGAGACAGTTCCGGAGCCACTGCCCTTCGCGGCTGCGGAAAAAGACGCGGCGTAAAACAGAAGCAGATTCCTCGCTGCGCTCGGAATGACAGCAGGGGGAATCGGGATGATAGCAAAGGAGAATAAGCCATGCCATTCGTAACACCGAGTCGGGAACTTGAATTCCAGGCCGCAGTATCGAACAACCAGCAGGCCGCCTGGGCCACGCCGCTGGCTGACGGCGTGCTGACGAAAGTGCTTTCGCTCGACAACCTGTTCGCGCCGCGCCCCAGCCGCAACGCGCGCAGCGACCGCGGCAAATTCGGCAAAGGCTATGAATGGGCCACCAAGGGCGGACACCTGACGCGCACCAAGGATGCCCCCATCTCGATCCAGGGCGACCTATCATCCTATGTGGCGGGCTGGCTGGGGATGTTCGGGCTGGGATCGGTGAGCAGCGTGCAGCCGGACGGCGCCAGGAACCCCACCGTCTGGCGGCACACCTTCAAGCCTTTCGATCCCATCGTCGCCGTCACCAAACAGCCACCCGTTACGACGATTTACACTCAGGCGGGCAGCGCCGCGGCATTCAAGCTCAAGCTGCGCGCCATGGCCATCGCGCGCTTCGCCATCACCGGGGAGGCCCGCAACGACCTGAAGTTCAGTTGCGACATGATTGGCTCCGGCGAGCGCGTGCAAGACCCCGTAACGGTGGGCGCGCCGACGGCGCTCAGCTATCTCGACATGGGCGGGATGGTGTTCACGCTGGGGCCGCAAGCCGCTGCCGTGGACCTCTCCGAGCGCCTGGTCAGCTTCCGCTGCGAAGCGGATCAGGACCTCGACGCCCCCAACGGCTACCATCCGGGCTCGGGGCTATATCGCGGCCGGCTATGGATCGGCTCGGCGCGCAAGGCGACCTGGGCGGCGCAGGTGTGGCTGAAAGAAGATTCCGCCGACATCCTGGGTTACTGGGACGCCGAGAATGTGCTGGAAGCCAAGTTCAAAATCACCGGCCCGCCCATCACAGGAACCTATTTCCACGATCTGGAAATCTTTTATCCGGCCCTGCGGGTGAGTGAAGTGCCGATCGGCTCCCGCGATGGCAAGATGATCCATGAAATCTCAGTCAGCGAGAATGATGTGTATTTGGACTCCACTGCCGGGGTACCGCAGCCGATTCAGATCATCGTGACCAACACCGAGACCGCCTACGGCACGGCGTCGTAAAAGAAACCACCGCTTGCTGGCGCGCGGGTGGCGGGTGGCCCACACAAGCCGTTGGCTTGTATGGAGCACCCCAGCTCTGATGGAGCGTTGATGAACCCCTACGAATTGAAGCTCGACGAGATCATCCAGCCGCTGATTGCCGGGCAGACGCGGATGAAGCATTTCTTGCGTCCGCCGGCGCAGGCCGATTGGGAAGCCTACGATGCCGCATTGAAAGTGGCGCTGGAGCGCAGCGAGGAAGGCACGGCGCTGTTGCACGAAGAGATGGCTGCCGCCGACGTACTCTGGCGGCGAATCATCCTGCGCGTGGAAGGTTACGAAGCCTGCGAAGACTGGCGCGACAAAATCCCATTGTCGCACCGCCGCGCCGCCATCCTGCCGCTGACGCAGGTGGCCACCGCCGCGGAGCGCCAGGGCGATCCCGACGCCCCCTTCCGGCTGGCCATGGACCGCATCGAAGTGGAATTGCTGGCGGCGCCGGATTATGAAGGCCTGCTGCACGTTTTCCGACCCCCCAACCCCGAAGATGAGGTTGAATTCGACCGCGTCCGCTCCGCGGCGGTCTGGATCCGGGGAACAACCCGCTCGGCGTTTCCGGCGAAACTCGGAAGTTACATAAGAATCTACGACCGGCTGATTATTGACGTTCGCAATTACACCCTTGGCGGGGCGGAATGCAGCCGTGAACAGGCCGTGCAATGGATGGACGCCATGCACAAACAGATTGCGCTGATTGGCTTGTTCGCGCGGGAGGCGGCGGATTCGGCAAGCTCACCACCCCGTCCCGAGCAAAGTCGAGGGGCAGAAAATGTTGGCCATTGATGATTGCGCCGCGCTCGAAAGTTTTTTGCCCCTCTTTCTGGAGCAGGCCATGGAAGCCAGCCAGCCGCGCCGGAGGCCCCGACGTGCCGGGGCCAAGCAATCCAAAGAAATCATTCCGGACGCGGTGATGATGGCCATCGCGCATCTCTGCGATCTGGACCTGATGAGCGCGGGAGTGCAATTCAGCCCACGGGACCTGACGGCGGCGGAAGCGCGGGGCCTGGCGCTGCTGCGCCGCGCCCGGAAGAGCTTCCAGGATGAGCGCGAGCGCTGCATTTGCGGCGCGGTGAATCTGCGAAACGCGCTTTCCTGTTTGGGATGCGGGCGGCGAGTGCGGGAGGCCACTGGTGGCTAACAGGCTCGAACTCGAAAAAAGGGCGGCAGCCTTCGCCACCGCCCTTTTGTTCGCCTTGCCCTACCTCGCCTTGCCCGGCCAGACCTCGGCACACCGTGCCTCGCCTTACCGTGCCAGACCGCGCCTTGCCACGCCCGACCTCACCTCGGGAAAGTCATTTTACCAGTTTCCAAGTCGTAACAGCGAAAGTCCCGTAATGTCCGCCACTGTCGGGGCGGAAGTCCAAAATCCCGATGCGAGCTCCGGCGTCCTCCACAATGCGGCGGAGGAAATCGGTGTCTTGGACCAGGGCATCATTGTACTTGAGCGTGAACTTCACTTTCCAACTGTCGAACCGTGGCCGGTGCCGCATCACGCGGCCCTTGGTGGCGCGGATGACGACCGATTGCGAGTCAATAAAGTACTTCTTGGTGCCCAGGTCGATTTCTTCGGGACTGACGAAGATGCTCGCGGCGATGACCGCTTTGGCACTGCGCCTGCCGATCTTGTGGAGCATGGAAGCGCGGCGGATCGCAGCAAGGATGGCCCGGGCCGGGATGTACAGATTGCTGCCTGGGCCGTCCATGCGATACGCGGCCCGTTCAGCAGCTTGTTCAGGGCTCGGCCGGGTGACGGCATGGCTGGTGCCGCTTTGCACTGCGGCCTGGTCTTCCTCCGAGAAACGGTGCATCAACAGTGGGGTGGCTCCAAGGATTTCAACCTCGATGGTCTTCATGCTTCCACCTTCCTGGCGATGCCGTGCTTGAAGACGACGGGATCGCAGAATTCTTCATATTCCCAGATCATCAGACGCAGGTTGACATTGGCGCACGTATACGGGCCTGCCTCCACTGTGGCCTCAACGTTCAGCTTCTCCCCGATCGTACTATCGGCTTCTTGCAATTCCATCGTGAGGGCATGGATTTGGGAGCGCAGCCGGAGGATGTTGACCAGCTCGGCCTGGGTAACAAATGGTGGAACCGGGAACGTAGCTTGCGCGATTTTCAAAGTTGGGCTAGAAATTGATTTAGCCAATGGTGCCTCCTTGTTAGGTGCCTTGGTTAGGGGAGCCTGTCGGCCTTCTACCGGCGGGCTCTCCGCTTTCCCGAAGCTACTCTCACCCATACAGCGTGTCAAGCGAAATCTTGCGGGGGTGTACCTTGGCTAATCGCCTGCAACTAGAGGTCCAGGTTAAGGAGGATCAAGATGCATTCGTCGGTTCTATCCAAGGCGTGGAACTTTTAAAGGATAAAGTTGTCAAATTGACCAGCACAACAGTCTCACTGCGCAAAGAGTTGGGTGCCAACAGGCAGGCGCTGGAGGAGCTGGCGAAAGCGGCGGCTGCCGGGAACGTACCCGCGGCGGAAGCCGTGCGGATGAACCAGCAATTGAGCGCACGGCAGAAAGAATTGCAAACATCCCTCCAGCAGGCTACCTTCGCGCAACGGACGGCCCGCCAGGAGCTCACCAACCTGATGTTTGCTCAGCGGGACGCACAAATGGAGGCGCAGCTGCTGGCGGCACAGTTCGGTGTCAACCTTCCCCATGGGATTGACCGTCTGGTGACGCGCATCCCCGGAGTCCAGCGAGCCATCTCAGCCGCATTCGTGATCGCGCCGGTACTGGCGCTGGGTGCAGCCTTCGTGGCGCTGCTCCCACACATTGCCGGGCTGATTGATAAAATTCGCGGCATCGGCCCGGCGCTGGAAGAGCAAGTCGCCAGCATCCATAGTCTGAATATTGCACTGGCTGGCCCTAAGACGCAGGGGGCAGCATCTATCAGGCTGACGGACCTGCAAAGACAACAGGCGGGCCTCGAAAAAAAATTAGGACTGGCGCCCGGCGTCGCTCCCGATCCCTTTTGGACCCTTGATGCCCAGGCCATACAAGGGATGAGCGATGCAACCCGCAAGGCCCGCGAGGACTTGGTAAAAGTCAAGGCGGAGATCGTCGAAATAGGAAAGACCTTCGACGACCTGACCGTAAAAAACAAAGCGGCCATCGAGTCTTCCGTGGAGCGCGCGCGGAAATTGGGGCAGGAAACCGGGCTGATAGGCCTGGAAGGAACCGGCCTGATTGGGGCGCAGCAGGCCCAGGCCATCGAAGAGCTGCGGCGGCGGCAGCGGCAGGAAGGCTTGCCGCTGGGTATCGTGCAGCAGGAAGCCGTGGCGATCAACGAGAAATTCCGCAAAGAAAGTTTAGAAGCTCGACGGAAGGCAGCGGAAAAGGAACAGAAGGAAATTGCGCAATTGGTAAAGGCGGCGGAGACTCAGCAGAAGCAGGGCCTGGCCGGGCTTTTTGGGAAGCCAGAACAATTGCGCGCCGGGCTAGGCATCGAACCGGCCAAGGGACTGGCCTTTGATCTGGACGAGCTGCATAAGCGCGTCAAGGCGCATGAAGAGGCTCTGGCTGACATTCAGGAGCTGGAAGAGCGGGCGGGCATCGCCCGACTCGATCCCACGCGAAAAGCGATTGCCCAGATCAACATCGAAGATCGCAAACGGATTGCGGAATTCCAAAGACTACGCGACCAAGGAATCCTTATCGAGCAGGAGCTTCAGGACGCCCGCGTAGCCATCGCAATGGAGGCCGAGGCGCAGCGCTTAGAAGTGATGCAGAAGGCGGCGGAGGAGCAGCGCCGCGCCATCGAGCAGTACGGGAACGACCTGGAAGGGCTTTTTGACCGCACCATCGGCTCGGCGCGCTCGGCAAAAGAGGCGATTGCCAACATCTGGCGGGAGCTGGCCAACGAGTGGAAGCACCAAATCTTCCAGCAAATCGCTCAGGCCACGTTTCCTGGGGCCAGAGGCCCTTCGGCTACGCTCGGGACCAGCGCTGGCGCGCTGGGGGCCATCCTGGGGCTTCCTGGGGGGCTTCCTGGGGGCATTCCCGGCGCCGGTCCGGGTGGCACTCCACCGTTCTTTCCGGAGACTGGCATGAATTTTGCCCCGGGCACCCAGGCGCTGACCGGCGCGGGGGCCATCAGCCCGGCGGCGGTGGGCGCGGGAACGCAGCCGACTTTGGCGGCAAGCATGGGCCTGCCAGCGACGACGCCGATTGGGGAGCTGCTCGGGAAGAAAATGACTGGCGTCCAGCAAGCCGAATTGATGGGGGGCCTTGCCCTCATGAGCCTGACGGTTGGAAACCGTAACCGCACTCTCAGCACGCTGGGCGGGGCGTTCGGCGGGGCACTGACGGGATTATCGATCGGAGGAATGATCGGAGGGCCTATCGGAGCGGCAATCGGCGCTGGCATTGGCTTCGTCGCCGGAGGACTCATGGGCTTCTTCACTGGGGGCAGCGGAAAAGTAAAGCGCCAGGACACGGCCATCGAAAATGCCGGGTTCGCGCAGATCAAGCAGCTCCTGGAAGATTACGAGCGGCATCGCCGCGACTACGGCGACACAATTGACTCCATGAACCGGACCTGGGAACAAATGGCGGGACAGTTTGTTCGCAGCGAATCCAAGCGGGACGCCAAGCGCAACTTCGAGCTTTACATCTCGCGCATCCAGGGCATTGAAGACGAGCGCAACCGAAGGCGGCAGTTGATGGCCTTGCTCCCGGTGCCATCGTTTCAGGCCGGAGGCCTGGTGAGTGGCGAATGGCGAATGGCGAGTGGCGGGAAACTGGCAGTGGTCCATCCCGGCGAATTTGTGATGAGCCAACGCGCCGTCCAGCGCTGGGGCACATCGCTTCTGGAAGGGTTGAATCGCGGCGCGCCTGCGCCGGCGACAAGCGGCGGCGGATATAGTTTGACAGTCTGGACGCCCTCCAAAGAATTTGCCGCCAAGATTGTGGAAGAAGGAATTCCGGTGGTGATTGGCCGGGGCGGAATGGCCAGCAGGATGTTGCGGCAATGAGACCCAGGCCTTAAGGGCTGGGCTGGGGAAAAGGGATTTTTACGGTAACCCAGGGCTTAAGCCCTGGGCTAGAGAAAAAGATTTTATCTAGCCCAGCCCTTAAGGGCTGGGACATAAAAAATGGCAGCGAGCGACACATTTCCGGTAGACGCGGACTACGCCATTGAGCTGACGCGGGAGGCGAACGTGCTGCGCGGGCGGGTGGAGTCGGCGCGGGAATATTTCCGAGAGAAAGCGGCGCCGCGCCGCGTGGTGGCGCTGGTATTTCATGGACGTCCCAGGGCCGATTGGTATTCCATCCAGAATTTTCGGCACAAGCTGCGGACCGACTTCTTCACCTGGTGGGACAAGGAATCGGCCAGCGGCGCTTTTACCGGACGGAAGTATTCCATGTATTTCCATTCCGAGCCGGTGGTCTCGATCGTCGGGAATGAGAATTACGATATCCGCTGCGAGCTGATTGAGGCGGTAGGAGTGGCCATGGCGCTCTATCCCAGCTTCACGGGGGGCAATTATCCTTCGGTAAACATCCCGGTCGCCGGTGCGCAAGACCTGGGCGCCAACGGCAAGCTCTGGATTTATGGCGGCTATGGATACCGCGTGAATGGCACATTCACGAGCATTTATTTGGACGAGCTTTTGACCGGCGGGGAGAACCCCAAGGAAGACGTAGTGCTGGGATTGCATCGCGTGCGAGTGGTGGGCGGGACGCCCACGAGCCTGGACTATCTGATCTGAAGCAGAGGAGGCAGAGGAGGCAAACGATGCAAAGGAAACGATCCAGCCGGTCCTATGCTTCTTCTGCTTCCCATGTTTCCTCTGCTACGGGTTTTGCCCTGACGCCGCCGGACGACGGCTTCGCGGAATTCAAAGCAGCCTACCCGCCGGAAGGGTGGACGCATCCGGAGCGCGCGCGGGCGGGTTGGAAGAAGCTGGCGCCGTCCGCGGAGTTGCGCAAAAAGATTCTCATCATGCTGGAGATTCAGAAAGCATCGCGACGCTGGGCCGACTCACAATTCATCCCCAACCCGGCGAGCTATCTGAACGGGCGCTACTTTGACGACGATCCCAAAGCCTATCCGCGGAAAGTGCTCACGATGGACGACCGCTGCCCGGACTGTCATCAGACTTTCCGGGTACACGCCTGGTTGCCGGGAGGCGAGAAGGTTTGTCCGAAGTGAAAAGAAGGGAGAAAGACGAAAAACTTCAAGACCAACAGCGGCATGTTCACGCTGATTTACAGGGGCAAGGGGGAGACTTTTTTGCACTCTCCAACGCACCAACGTTTCCCCGCAGGAACCATCTTGCGGAATCCGGCGGGCTGGTTTGGAGTCCTGGAAGACGACGGAAACTGGAGCTGGTACGAGCAGAGGCTGAAGCGGGGTCGGAAGTAAAAGCAGGTCCCTCGCTCCGCTCGGGATGACAACAAAGGAGGGGGCTGGAACGCGACCGCCCGAATTTATGGGCTGGGAGCGCAAAAGCCTACGCAGTAGTGGCTAGAACGCTCAGCGCAACGATTACCGGGCTGATTGCGCAGGACACGCAGCGGATCTGCCACCTGCTGACGTTCACCGTGGGCGCGACGACCTATCGCTTCACCGACGGCGACGCCATCAACCACCTGGGGAATGCTTATCTTTCCCACCTGGTCTTTGAGACTGGCCCGCGCTATTCCGAGAAACTGCGGAATGAGCCGGTGACGGTGAAGCTCCAGAATATTGACCTGGCTACGGCAAACACCTTGCGCATCGAGGGGACAGGTCTCCAGGGTCAGGAGGCCACGCTGGAGCGGCTGTTCCTGGCGGCGCGGGAAACCGTGGTGCTTTTCAAAGGCCGCATCAGCGAGATGGAAGTGAACGACCGCGACGCTACGCTCACGCTGAGCGGGGAGCTGGACCCCACGGGCAGCCAGGTCCCCAAGCGCAAGTATTCCCCGCTGTGCATGTGGGATTTCAAAGACGTGAACTGCGGCTACGTGGATGGCGTGGACCCGAACGATCCGGGAACCGGGCAGCCCTATGCGGTCTGCGGAAAGACCTTTCCGGAATGCCAGGTGCGCTCGCGCGAAGAGCGGTTTCCGGGCTTCCTGCACATCACGCGGGACCTGACGCTGGCGATTGAAGGACAGTCGCCGGGCTACGAGCCGGAAGAGGGCGCGCTGAGCGCATTGCTGGAGCCATGAAGAGTGAGTGGTGAATAGTGAATGGTGAAAGACAAAAGAAAAAGCAGGTCCCTCGTCGCTTCGTTCCTCGGGATGACAGCGGCCCTGTTGGTGGCATGGATGCACGTTAGCAATGAGACGGATATTCTGACGGCCAGTTACGGACGCCCTGTGGCGCTGGCCTATGGACGTCACGTTGTGGGTGGCAACGTCATCCTGAAAGATGATGGCGCCGGAGACCGCACGGTGGTCCTGATTGCCTTGGGGGAGGGCGAATGGGACGGCGTGGAGCAGCTCTGGGTGAACGGCCTGGAAGTGGACCTGGAAGCCTCCGACGTTTTCCATTTCCATAAAGGCCTCACCGGCCAACTCAGCGCGCCGGGGGCGCTGGAGCCTGAAGGGATTGGATCGCTTTATCCGTTCGATACGGACGGCGACCAGAAAGCCGACGGCTTCACGCCTCCGGCAATTCAAGGCCTGACGTTTTCGAAGACCGCGCACCTGGCGCTCTCGATTCCCTTCGATGTCTATTCTCCCGACGCGGAGATTTCCGTGGTGGGCATTTACCGTTGCCGCAAAGTGCGCATCTTCGATGCTGCAGGGGTGCAGATTGCCTACCGCTGGGAAGACAACCCCGCCTGGCAGATCGCCGACCTGCTCACCTCCGTGCGCGGCCTATCCGACTCGCGGATTGACTGGGCATCATTTGACGCGGCCGCAACCTATTGCGATACGCTGATTGATCCGCTGGGCGATGGCAGCCAGGTTGCCCGGTTCGTCTCCAACGTGGCGTTTACCGAGGACCTGGATTTTGACCAGGGGCTTTTGGCCCTCCTTTCTACGTGCCGCGGGCATTTGCTGGACACCGACGGCACCATCAAGCTGCGCATTGACCAGGCGCGCGCCAGCGTCTTCGATTTCCAGGACCATGCCACCAACGCGAGCCCGCCGAACATCATGGAGGGGACCTTCAGCGTCTTCTACCGCGACACGCGCGAGACGCCCAATCGCCTCGAGTTGATCTTCCGCGACGTGAACAACGATCACGCCATCCTGACAAAGATTTGGAACCACCAGGCGCAGCAAACCCGCACCGGACGCACGATTGTGGCGCTGCTGCATCTGGGAAACATGCCGCAGCATCAGGCGGAGCGCCTCGGGAACTATCTGCTGATCCGGGCCATTGACAACAATCTGCATTGCCGCTTTGCGGGGCGCGCCGACTCGCTCAAAGTGATGCCCGGCGACGTCGTCCGAGTGAAGCATGACGCCGCGCCATGGTCGCAGCAGCAAGCGGGCGCAGCGCTTTACAAAGATTTCGAAGTGCTGGAAGTTACCGACAACCCGGACGAAACGCGGGAATATTTGTGCCGGACGTACAGCGCGGCGACCTACCCCGACACGGCCGGGCCAGCGCAATCGCTGATTGAAACCGACTTGGGGCGCTCCAAGCCTGTGCCGCCACTGCCGCCGCACAAATGGTGGTTGGCGGCAACCCTCGCCGGTGACTTCGAACTGCGCTTTGCCGTCCCGAAAAATACAGACTACCGCGTGGGCGATTTGACCTGCCTGATTGACGATATGCGCAGCCGCATCTATAACGGCGGCGAAGACCTGGTGGGTTACACGCTGTTGAACATGCCCGGCGGAATGAATCCCGGCGACACCGAGATCGTAGTGAACGATTCTTCGATTTTCAAAATAGGCCAGTACATCACTATAGCGCTGGAAATCCTGAACGTCGTTGGACCGGGAACGCCAGGGAATCCTCCCACCTCAAACACCATCGAGGTGGCGCGGGCGCAGAAAGGGACGGAAGAGACGCCGGCGGGCGTTGCCAATGATAATGCCACGGTGCGGCCGCTGATCGAGCGTATCTTCCATTTCGTGCTGGAGCCGGGCTGGTCGCTCTCCCATCCCACAGACGACCTGGCCAGCGGCGATTATCGCAGAGAAATCTTCCGACCGGGCCAGCTGATGATTCTGCACGCCGGCTTGGTCTTGACCGACGGGCGCGGCCTGAAAAGCACGCCGGTGGAAATTCCGATGACGGAGTTTGGCAGCGGGGCCGCTCCGGGAAACACCATTGCGGGGATGTTGCCGGGCTTTCTCGTAGTCCAGGGGGAAAGTCAGGAAGTACAGATTACGGGGGAACTGGAAGTGGCGGAAGACCTGGCGGCGCCGCTGGTGCTGCCCGTGGACCGCTGCATTGCGATGGTGTACGCCTACATGGAAGAAGCTCCGACGGGCGCGGACGTGCGGTTCCGCATGAAGCTGAACGGCACGGTGATTCAAGACTCGCTCTTCGGCCCGACCGTGGACGTGGAAGGGCGCATCCCCGCAGGTGAATTGGGGACCGGCGTTTTCTGGCTGGGCGAGTTTTGGGGGAACGTGAGCGAGCGCGAGCTGACGATTGAAATCCTGGAAGTCGGGGCGGGCTTTCCGGGAAAGAACCTGACGGTGATAGTGAGGACTTAATGGCTCATCAGCCGCAAGAACATCGCGGATGGCTGAAGCGGATCGTGGACGAGACCTGGGGGGACTTCTTCAACATCGTCGCCCCGGCGTCGCCCGCAGCGGGCCGTGTACGCCTCTATGCTGAGGGCGACTGCCTGAAGTTCAAGAAATCCAGCGGCACGGTGATTAATCTCTGCACCGGGGGGGCAACTCCGGGTCCGGGAGACTGCTGCGTGAATCCGATTGGGACGGCGGGGAACGAGCGGCGCAGCGGCCTGATTACCATTGACGCGAATGGCGGGAAATTCCAGGTTTTTGGCGACACGGATTTTCCCAATGATAGTTACAACACCAGAACTTTCAACGTGCCGGATTCCGTCTTCAAGATGCCATACGTGGTTTACAAGGGCGCTAGCACGGCCGACGGCTATGCGCAATTTGCAGGACGATATAACTGGCGGACGCTCACCAATCTTTATGTCGGCATCCTGGCGCGATTCAACCCGATCACCAGCACACGTCTTTGGTTGGGAGTTACCAGCCTTGATTCCGTGAACTTCCAAACCGAGGACAATGTGATCAAACTTTATGTCCAAGACGCCGCGATGTTCCGTTATTCCGTTTCGGCCGGGGACGCAAATTGGAAGTGCATTGTACAGGCCGGGAATAGCGGCGGGCTGGATCCGGCCATCGCGGATTCCGGCGTGGCCCCGGACACCAACCCCCACAAATATGAAATCATCTTCGACGACAAGTCGAGCCCCAAAAAAGTCATCTTCAAAATTGACCATACGGTCGTGGCGACTGTGAATCCCCCCAGGGCTTATGACACTTTCGCTCTGAATCAATGGATCTCGACTACGCGAACCATCTCGGGAACACAGCCGGAATTCGATTTTGCATTCTGGTACTTGGAGGCGGACACGGCATGAAAAAAACAGTTATCAGTTGCAAGTGGCGAGTGCAGAGCCGCGCGCGCCAGCAAGCGGTGGCGCGGTTGATCATCATCGCGGTGATAGCCACCGCTCCATTACTGTCGCGGCTCGGATACGGCCAGTCCCCGGCGCTGACGACGGTGAAGGACACGGTCTACATGGGCGCGGCCGCGCCCGGCTCGGGGAATCCCGTGGCAAGCGGGACGGTAGTGATTTCCTGGCAGCCACTTCTGGACGCGGCGAACAAGCCCATCTTCGGCGGCACGCGCACCTACACGCTGACGAATGGCGCGCTGGCCGTCTCCCTGGTGCCGAATGCCGCGGGGACTCCAGCCGGAACGGCTTACACGGTGCGCTACTACCAGTCCGGCGTGGCCTTTCGGGAAGAGTTCTGGGTAGTGCCGGCAAGCTCGCCCATTGCATCCCCTGCCGCGCCTGTCGTAACCCAGGCCGGAACGCCGGGGACGACGACGTATTACTACTGGGTGCTGGCGCGGAACGCGACCGGAGAAACGCTGATTGGCCCTTCGGGAGTGACGACCACTTCCAACGCCACGCTGAGCGGAACGAATTACAACATTGCAGACGTTGCGGACGTGAGCGGCGCGACGGGTTATCGCTGGTTCCGCACCACCACGGCCACGGCGCCCGTGGTAGGAAGCTGCAACTGCCAGGTCACGGGCTCGCCGACGGCCGTCAGCGTCATCAACGACCAGACGAATACGTTGATCGCGGGGACCATTCCCACGGTGAATGACACCGACCCGAAAACCCTGGCGCAAGTGCGGGTAGCTTTGCCGCCGTCGCCCACCGCGGCGTTTGCCGCCAGCCAGGTAACAGGGACGGGCATTGTGGCGAACCCCACGGCGACGCAGACCATTACGGCGCCGATAACTTCGGGGATTCCGCTCCAGGTGAAAGGGCGCAGCGGGAACAGCTCCAATGTTGCGGAGTGGTATGACAATCAAGGCACGCCGGAACTCCAGGCATGGCTCGCGGCCGGCGGGGATTGGTGCGCGCAGGATTTTGGCAACATCAAAATTGCCGCTTGCTTTACAGGCGCAACTGCGGGCGCGAAGATGATCGCCGCCATTGCGGACCTACCTTCGGCTGGCGGCATTGTGGACGCGAGAGGGCTGGAGGGCGCACAGATCATCTCGGCGGATATGTTCAGTGGCGTGACAAAGCCGGTGAATCTCCTTCTGGGACACGCTACTTTTACGCTCTCAGTCACCCAAAACATTCCCAACAACGTGGCAATTGAAGGCCAGGGAAAAGGCAGCACCATCCTCAACTGGACCGGCTCGACCTCTGGAACCGCGCTGAATATCGGAACAAGCGCCACTCGATCCAGCGTCAGGCATTTGCAACTCACCACGGGACAGGCGGGAACCACCAAGGCAGTCAACGTGGCGCAGGGCGTGGATATCCTCCTGGACGATCTCCTCATCACTGGCGCCAGCGGCACGACTGGATTCAATCTCGCTATCAACATTACGGGCAACGGAGCGGCGGCAACGTCGAACAACGTGAGCGTCTTGAACAGCAGGATTGAGAATTATACGGGAACCGGCATTGGCGTGGATCACGCGATTCAGACGCACCTCGTCAATCTGGAGCTCAACTCCAATCTGAGCAACATCCTGTACAACGGCCTGCTGCTGGATACGGGGGTCAGCGGGCTTTTTCTGGAAGGGGTTTCGATAGGCTACGGTTTGCACGGCCTGGTTATTCAGGATACGGACCGCGGCGGGACTGGTGAGGCCCCCATACATCTATTCTTCTCAAAGTTCCTTTCCGACACCACTTCCGGCGGCGATGGAATCTTGTTCGGCGCGACCCTTGCCACGAGCTACGTCAACGCCCATTTTACCGATGTTTGGGCTGCCGGCGCTGGACGAAACAACGTAAACGCCCAAGTAACCGCGGGGGCGGTAGGCATTAAGATTTCCGGCGGACGCCAGATTTTCTTTGTTGGCGGGCGCATACGGAGCAATGACGCGGACGCCATAAAGATTGACGATGCGGACGTTCGGGATGTGTGGATCGAGGGCATGAATATCACGGAAAACAATCAGGCCAACGGCGCGGATGCGCATGGCGTCTATGTCACCGCCGCAGCCACGAATCTCTCCTTCCTGAATAACAACGTCAGCAACCTTCCCAGCGGCAACATGAAGTACGGTGTCAAGACTAGCGCCGTGAATGCCGATGAGCTGGCAATCATAGGAAATGATTTCACGGCGTTGGTTACCGGCGGTATTTCCAACTCCAGCACCGGCGACTTCGTGGAGGCGTTTAATAAGCCGAACGCCGAAATCAGAACCACGGGTTCCGGGGCGTGGAACATCGGTTTTGATTTCGCCGGGACAAGCACTCTGTACAAGCAGTTCCGGACCGCGCATGCCGCCGGGAATGTTCCCTCGCAACTGAATGTGGGTGTGGCCGACGGCGGCTTTGGCGGGATGCAGGTCAAGGATATTCGGAACGGAGCCAACACCTTCAACGATCAATCTGTGGAGATTCACACCGCAGAAGGTGGCGTCAGCGCAGGCGTTAGGTTGACGATAGACAAAGCGGGCAATGTGAAGGTCGGGAGTGGCACTGCGGCGACGAAGCTGGATCTGGACGGGGCCTTCCGCTCAACCTTAACGACGGTTACGTTCAGCGCCACGCCCACCTTCGATGCCAGCCTGGGCAACTCCTTCAAGATGACGCTGACGGCGAACGTGACCAGTTCCACGATCTCCAGTGCGCAGACGGGCGAGTTCATCACGCTGCTGCTATGCCAGGACGCAACGGGCAGCCGCACGATGGCCTGGCCCGCGAATCTGAAACTGGCGGGAGGAACCTATACGTTGACTACCACGATTAACAAGTGCGATTCCGTAACTGCCCTTTACGATGGAGCTAATTGGTATGAAACCGGAAGAGCGGCGAATCTGTAGGATTTCCGATTTTTTGTCTGGCCTGCCTGTTGGCCGCTCCGCGGGCGGAGGACTTGATGAAGAATATTAAAGAGGCGCTGATCTGCGGACTCCTGATTGCCTCCATTGGCTTCGTCCTACAACTTGGATACCTCGCCAACCGCGCCGAAGAATCATTGAGCCAACTTGATAGTCAGCTCTACTACCAAAACATGATGCTGATCCGGATGGAAGCGCAAACTGCCCGCGCGATCGCAACCATGGCTTCCGACGTCCACCAGGCCCGGCTCGATCTCCGCCGGCGCAGCGCGGAGTTTTCTTTCCTTGCGAGCCAGGCCCTCCAGGACATGCATGACCACCTGGCTGCGGCAAACAGTTCTCTGCAAGGCTCCGCCGTGGCTTGGGTCTATGCGCTCGACCGCGCCGCCAGTGCAATCGAAGCCGTCGCCGGGCCCGCCGGCCAGATCGAGAGCCAGGTCTCCAGCGCGCTGGAACTGTCCTTCGATTGCGTCCATCAGAGCCGCGACAGTAATGGAGCGGTTGTTTTCGAGGGGAATCCGGATTGCTTCCACAACCGCTTTGTCGGCGCGGCGCGCGGCATCGAGCAGGCCGCCAAAGCCTGGGGCGACGCCGCCCCGCGCCAGGCCCAGGCCGCCACCGGTTTGCTGGAGCACGGCGCGCAGGCCGCAGAGCACACGGAGGCCATCGCGCGCGACCTGGCGAACCAGCCCCCGCTGTGGTTCCGCGCGCTGAAGTTGCTGCGCCGCCTTCGTCCTTGGTAAATCCGAGCCGCAATCCGAGCCGCGACCGGCAGGAAGCGGTGGCTGCGAGAAAACAGTTTGAATGAGCAGAGCAGAGCAGAGCAGAGCAGAGCAGAGCAGAGCAGAGCAGAGCAGAGCAGAGCAGAGCAGAGCAGAGCAGAGCTTGTCCTCTATCGGGGAGATTGTCTGGAGATCATGAAGAGCATTCCAGCCGCATCGGTCTCGCTCATCCTGGCGGACCCGCCTTTCGGGATCACCGATTGCAAGTGGGACCGAAAGATTGCGTTGGAGCCGTTGTGGAGCGAATACAGACGCCTGCTCCAGCCCAAGGGGGTGGTCATGCTCTTTGCCGTGCAGCCGTTTGCTACTGACCTGATCAACGCCGCTCGGGCATGGTTTCGCTATGAATTCGTCTGGGACAAACGCATCAAGACGGGCTTCCTGAACGCTCATAAAATGCCGCTGCGTCAGCACGAAAATATTCTGGTGTTCTATCCACACCTGCCGCATTACCGACCGCCGGGCCTGCGGAGATGCCTTCACCACAAAAGCGGGCTGAGAGGGACTGCCGTCTATAGGGGTAGTTGGAAACAGGAGTGGGTGACAAAGCGCACTGGCTGGCCGTCTACAATCCTGTCGTTTGCGAGCCACGGTTTTCAGAACACGCAGGGGCCTGCCGCGAAGCCGCTGCGACTCCTGGAGTTTTTCATCCGGACGTACACCCGGCCGGGCGATATGGTCCTCGACAACTGCATGGGCAGCGGCTCCACGGGTGTGGCGGCGCTGCGATGCGGGCGCCGGTTTGTCGGGATTGAGATTGACCGTGACCGCTGCCGGGGAGCCGGAACTCGCATCCTTCGCTCCCGCGTAGAAGAAAAGCGTGGGCGAGCGACATGACGCCTGAACAAGAGGGCCAACTGGAGCGGATCAAGAGGAATTTCTGCGCGCGCGTGGACATGAAGTACCGCGCTGGCGTCGCCGAGCATTTGACCTATCTCGGCGATCTGACGGAGCTGGAGCTGGCAGAGCACGCCATCGGGGAAGCCTTGGACGAGTTCTGCTACCTCACCGCCCTACGCGAGAAGCTCCTGGCAAGGGATAGGGCAGCACGCGGACAGGACAGTGGGGCACCGCCCGTACCTTGAGGGGTGGGTGGCCGGGGGGATGGATGCTGTGGGTTTGAATGAGGGTTTCACGGCGCGTGCGCAGCGCAGGAATGAGGCGTTCACGCCCGGCTCTTTGACAGTCCTAGTACCCCGGCGCGCCGGGGCGAATACCTAGCGAACAGCGCTCGGGCCGCGCGGCACGCTCGGCTTCAGCGCTATTTGTGTTTTCACCTGTTTGCCGCCTTTGGCGTTCTGCAAATATGTTTTTCACGTTCTGCAAAGCTACTAACTGTCCGCGGTTCCGCCCGCATAGGCAGCTTGAAACGGGTTCTTGGTCGGGAAGTCTTTCGACTCGGTGTATCCGGTGACATAGATGTTGCGGGCGCTGTCCAGCGCCAACCCGC